GGCGGCACGCTGCCGCTCGCAATGGCCCGTCTATTCATCCCGCAGGCCAGCAATGCCACATTCAGCGCAACGGGTGGACTGAATGCTGGGTTCGATGCCTTGTATCCCGACGCACTGTCCTGGCAGACCCGGCAGCAGGTCGATGGCGTGGGAACGCCAGCTAATCTGACCAGCACATCCGAGGGCGCGACTGTGGCGTTCCACAGCCTCCAGTTCAGGAGCACTGTTGCGAATGCCACGGTCCTCGGGATCGGCGATAGCATCACCAGCGGCTTCGCAGGTACGGTGCAGCAAAACAACTGGGGATGGCGCGCTGTAAATGCCTTGAGGTCTGCGGGCGTCCGCGCCAGTTGGCTCAATGGTGGCCATAACGGGCAAACCACGACACAGTTTCTCGCGCGCGGCAAGTCGCTCGCCGCGGCAGCGAAGCCACAGGTTGCCATCTACTCGGCCTTCAGTCCCAACGATGGAGTTCCCACCCTTGCGCTGATCAACACCGCCTGGGCCAACGTCCTGGACTTCCTGGACTGGGCGAGCACCAATCGAATCGTGCCCGTGGTGACCACGCCTGTGCCGTGGGGCACATTGACTGGTCCGCAGGACGCTTTCCGTGTCCAACTGCGTGATCGTGTGCTTGGCCTGCGCGCTCAAGGCGTTGATGTGATTGACTTTGACGCGGCGACATCGACCCAAGCCAGCCCGGCGCGCTGGCTACCTGGAATGGGTGACGGGGACAAGCACCCTATCGATGCCGGCCACGCGGCGATGGCGACTGCGGTGCAGGCAGTCTTAGCCGCGATCCTGGCGCGATAAATCCCATCCCCTCCGCGAGAACATTATGAAACCTGACTCGAAAATCCACCTGAAGGGCGGCGCTATCGCGCTGGTCGGCTGCGGCATTCTCAGCCTGGCGCTGCTGCACTTCGGCGGCAACCCGCTGGCCGTGGCTATCGCGGTGGGCGGCATCGCTGCTGCGGCGTCTGTCGAGGGCGCACAATGGCTGGAGAACCGTTCGGGTGACGTGCCGACTCGTGACGTTTCGCTCGAAGATGCTGCGTGGAGTGCCGCGCCTGCAATCGTCGCGGCCATCATCGTTCAGATCGCCAGTCGCGCACCGACTTGGCCGGAGTGGCTGACATGATCGAACTACTCGGCCTCGTCGGTGGCGCCCTGGTGCGCCTCTTCCCTTCGTTCCTCGGCTTCCTGAAGGATGGCAGGGACGCCAAGTACGAACTGCTCCGTATGGAGAAGGAAGTCGAGCTTGAGCGGCTGCGCGGTGCGACGCGCATGGAGGAAACGACTATTGTCGGCCGCTACACCATCGAGGCAGCACAGATGGCGGCCATGAGCGCGGCGCTGACTGCCGAGGGTAGCCGGCCACAGTTGCAGGACACCGGCAGCTGGTGGCTAAACCTGCTCAATGGCCTCAACGTGTCGGTGCGGCCGGTGCTGACCTACTTCTGGTGCCTGATCCTCTACAGCGTGCAGAAGGCCCTGATCATCTACATCGGCGTCGTGGAGCGCACGCCTCTGCGTGACTTCGTGCCGATGCTTGTGGCCGACTTTGACCGGGCTGTGATCGGCTCGATCATCGGCTTCTGGTTCGTTGACCGAGCGCTCGCCAAGTTTGCGAGCGGGTCGCGTGCTTGAGGCTCTGCGCCGCCTGCTGGTGGCCCCGTTCGAGGGGCTGCACCGGCTGGTGCGCGGCATGGTCTACCCCTACATCTGCCCGGCCGGCTACGCGACCCAGGGCTTCGGCCTGCTGGTCGAGGACTTGAAGGTTCCGCCGATCACGCCGGCCGAAGCGTCCGCCCGGCTCGATGCGGCGCTGCCCGCCTATGCGGCCATGGCTTACGGCGCGTGCCCGGCACTGTGCGAGGCCCCCGCAGGCTTGCAGATCGCCGTGATCGACTTCGTTTTCAACCTGGGTGTCGGCCGGTTCCGCGCCAGCACGCTGCGCCGCAAGCTGATGGCGCGTGACTGGGAAGGTGCCGCGGCCGAGTTCCCGAAGTGGGTCTACGGTGGCGGCAGGAAGCTGCCCGGTCTGGTGGCCCGAGCTGCCGCTCGCCAGCGTGTGGCTGCCATGAGCCCTGCCGAACTGGGGCTGAAATAGTCTCAGAACTGGTGGACTTGATACTCAACCATCCATATTCTGTGCACCATGGACGAAATCATCGAAGTCAAAGAGGCCGAGGTGCCATCTCTCGTGCGCGAGGCGACGATCGTCCCCTCGTCGTATCGTGACGAGGACAACTCGGTCGAGGTGGTGTGGACAACCGGCGCCCGCCGTCGCGCCTACGACTGGTGGAACGGCACCTACTACGACGAAGAGCTGGAAGTCTCCAAGCGCTCAATCGACATGACCCGCTTCGACGCAGGTGTCGTGCAGGTGCTCGATGGTCACAACACCTATGGTGGCGTGCGCTCGATCCTCGGTATCGCCTTGGAAGGTTCGGTGCGTGACGGTGAGGCCCGCGCCCGCCTGAAGCTGTCCACCGATCCGGCCAAGGCCGGCGTGGTTGGTGACGTGAAGGCTGGCATCATTCGCTCGATTAGCTTCGGCTACAGCGTGCAGAAGTACGAAGTGACCGAGGCGAAGGCTCGCAAGGACGGTGGCGCTGTGCCGCTGTACCGTGCGACGCAGTGGACGCCTCACGAAATCAGCTTCGTGACCGTGCCGGCCGACCCCAACGCATCCACCCGCGGCATGCACGATGGTCCGCCGCAGATTCCTGAAACTGTGCCGCGCTCGATGCAGCGCTGCGAATTCGTTTTCAACCGGGCCGCAGTGCCCACACCCAAGGAGCCAGCAATGGACGAAGAGCAAAAGCGCGCTGCGGAAGAAGCCCAAAAGCGCGAAGCCGAGCAGCGTGCTGCTGCCGAGGCCGAGAAGCGTGCCCGCGAAGCCGAGCAGGCACGCAGCGCCGAAATCACCGAAACCTGCGCCCGTCATGGCCTGGCGAACCTGGCCGGCGAGCTGATCCGCTCGGGCGCCACCGTCGCCGACGCCAACAAGAAGGTGCTGGACGAGCTGAGCAAGCGTGATGCCGCAGCTGGTGGCCACGTTGGTGCCACCCGTATCGAGAACGGCCGCACCGACGAGCACACCACTCGCATGCAAGGCATGCAGGAAGCGGTACTGGTGCGCATGTCGGGCGACGCCTCGCAGCTCACCGACAATGGCCGCCAGTTCACCGGCATGAGCCTGCTGGAAATGGGCCGCGAAATGCTGGAGGGCCTGGGCCACAACACCCGCGGCATGAGCAAGATGGAGCTGGCCGGCGCGATGCTGTCGGTGCGCTCGCAAGGCGGCCTGGTGCTGCGCAGCGGCGGCATGATGACTGTCAGCGACTTCCCCTCGCTGATGAGCAATGTGGCCAACAAGCGTCTGCGCATGGGCTACGAAGAGAACCCCGGCACCTATCGCCGTTGGGCTCGCCGCGCGCCTAACCTGCCCGACTTCAAGAGCGTGCAAGTGACGCAGTTCTCGGCCATGCCCGATCTGCTCCAGACCAACGAGCATGGCGAGTTCAAGTACGGCTCCGTTTCGGACGGCGCCGTGAACTACAACCTGCTCACCTACGGTCGCATCCTGCCGTTCACCCGCCAGGCCATGATCAACGACGATCTGCGTGCGTTCGATCGCATCCTGACCGGCTTCGGCGCATCGGCCGCCCGCTTGGAGAACCGCACGGTCTACGCGCAGATCACCGGCAACCCGACCATGGTTGACGGTGTGGCGCTGTTCCACGCCAGCCACGGCAACCTCGCTGGTGCCGGCGCGATCGACGTGACCACGCTGGGCGCTGGCCGCAAGGCGATGCGCAAGCAGAAGGGTCTGCAAAACGAAGAGCTGAACCTGGCTCCGAGCTATCTGCTGGTCCCGACCGATCTGGAACAGGTGGCCTACCAGTACACCAGCGCGAACTATGTTCCGGCAACCCCCGGCAACATCAACGAGTTCCGCGCTGGTGGCCGCACCGCTCTGGAGCCGATCATCGAGCCGATTCTGGATGCCGCCAGCGCCTCGCAGTGGTATCTGGCCGCGGCCAACAGCCAGGTGGACACGGTGGAATACGCCTACCTCGACGGTGCCGAGGGCGTCGTGACCGACATGGAAGTCGGTTTCGAGGTGGACGGTGTGGCGATCAAGGCCCGGTTGGACTTCGTGGCCAAGGTGATCGACTACCGCGGCCTGTTCCGCAACGGCTGATGAGCAGACGGCCCGCTTCGGCGGGCCTGACGCCAAACCCTCATTAGGAGAGAGTGATGAAGAATTCGATTCAAGACGGCGACGTTCTGACGCTGACTGCGCCCTACGATGTGGCCAGCGGCGCGGGCCTGAAGGTCGGCAGCATCTTCGGCGTGGCGGCACTCGCCGCGCTGAGCGGCGCAACGGTCGAGGCTGCGGTGGAAGGTGTGTTCAGCATCACCGCGCTGAAAACCGACACCGGCACGGTTGGCACCCCCATGTACTGGGACGACACCAACAAGCGTCTGACCACGACCGCCAGCACCCACATCAAGGTCGGCGTGCTGACCGTGGCCAAGGGCAACGGCGACACGACCGCTACGGTGCGGCTGAACGGCGCGTTCTGATCGTGGGTGCCGCCGCTCAGATTCGGCTCGGGCAGTCCGTACAGCGTAGGCTGGCGAACTGCTCGGTCGAGTTTGTCGGTGGCACGGTCCCTGGCATCATCGTTGATCAGCCGCTCGATGCGGTACTCAACGATGCCAGGGTCCAGTCCCGAGACATTGGCTTGCGCCTGCTGGCGTCCGATGTTTCAGGACTGGGACACCTGATCGAAGAGGGCATGCGACTTTGTGTGACCACTGAGCTGCCCGGCCTACAAGGCGATTACAAGGTGGCGGTCCAGCCCGTTCCCGTACCTGGCAGTGCGCACGTCCTGATCGCGTTGCGAAAGACCAACAAATGATTGTTCCGGCTCAGATCATCACCAACGCTGTCGCGCAACTGCGCGCCGCGCTGGAGCCGCTTGAAATCAAGGTCTATCGCCGCCGGCAGCGTGCGCTCAATGCTGACGATCTGCGCGCCGTGCTGGTCACAATCGCGGGCGCGCAGGGCGATCGTTATGCCGTTGACGGCTCGACCGATTGGCGCGTCACGATCCGCCTCACCGCGATCGGTCGCAGCGTTGACGAGGACGATGACGGCACGGCCGACCAGATCGCCGCCGATGTGCTGGAGCTGGCCCACAACGCACTGATGACCTCGCCGACGCTGGACATTTCCGGCCTCGACATGAACAATGCGTTCAGCATGTCCGAGGACGATGAGGATGTGGACGACGATATTTCAGCCATGACTGCGCTCTATGAATTCCAAATCGCCACGCAAGGTCTTACCGCAAGCGCTCCCTGACCGGATCGCGGCGACGCCCGAGGCCCCTGAGCCTTCGCCCCCGTGCGGTGGCGCGTGGCGGCGAGACGCTGATGGCAACCTGTTCCCGGCCGACTCCAGCACTGCGGCAGCTGCCGGCCTGGCCTCCCCGACTACCCCGCTTCTGGAGTAAGAAATGCCTCGTTCGATTCGCAAAAGCATCATCCTGCTGAAGCTGGAGGCGACCCCCGGCACGGACGCTGCGCCGACCAACACCGACGATGCGGTGCTGTTCCACGTCCAGAATCTGTCGTGCAACATCGAGCAGCAATTCGCTGAGCGCGATGTGGTCAATGGTAATTTCGCCACGCCTGATCAGCTCCCCTACACCCGCCGCGGCACGATCACTTTCACGGTGGACGCGGCCGGCAGCGGCACGGCAGGCACCGCCCCGGCGCTCGGCCCGCTGTTCCAGGCGGTCGGCATGGCCGAGACTGTGAGCGCTGGCGCGAATGTGGTCTACAACGAAATCGCCGACAACCTCAAGACCGCCACGATCTGGTGCTACTGGGACGGCGAGCTGCGCAAGTTCAAGTTCTGCACCGGCAACATGACGGCTGACTTTTCGGTCGGCACGGTGCCAACGTTCACCTTCACCTTCCAGGGCCTCGTCACCTCGGTCACTGCCGCGTCCAATCCGGTGCCCACGTTGACCGACTGGAAGCGCCCTGTGGCTGTCGGCCCGGCCAACACGAGCGCGCTGACCCTGGGCGGCACTTACGCTGCTGGTGCGATCAGCGGCGGGTCGCCGTTCAACTTCAAGACGCTGACGTTTGACCTGGGCAACGATGTGCAGTTTGACGAGCTATGCACCGCTGAAACGGTCGGAATCTACGGCCGCAACAGCACGCTGACCGTGGTGCTGGACCTGAGCGTGGCGGAAGAGGTGCAGAAGTACGCCGACATGAACAGCGGCACGACCGCCACGGTAGGCTTCACTCACAACGGCGCCAATGCCGGCAGCATCATCATGCCGTTCTTCGGCAAGGGTGTGATCACCGGCATTCAGGACAACGTGGATGGCAACAAGCTGCTGTCGCAGCTCACCATGAGCCTGACCGCCCCCACCGTCAATGATGCGATCCGGCTGGTGTTCAAGTGAGGATCAACGCCAACCCCACGTTCACCCGCCCCGCCCAGCTCACCGTGCCGGGCGGCACCGATCTGGCCTCGCTGGATATCACCTGGCGGCACAAGACACGCGATGACCTGAAAGAGTGGTCGGCGCGTCCGCTGCGAACCACTGAGCGCGGCCTGGTGCCGCTGGAGGTGGAGGCGGAATATCTGGCCGAGGTGATCGCCGACTGGAAGGGGCCGCTCGATGATGCCGACCTGCCGGTGCCGTTCAGCGTGGCGGCCCTCACGCGCCTATTGCAGCAGTACCCCATGGCCGGTCAGGAACTGTACAACCAGTACCTGCGAGCCATGACGGAGAGCCGGGTAAAAAACTAGCCTGGGCGGCCAGGCACTTGCTGGCCGGGTCGCCCGAGGACGAGACGGACGAAGCCGCTGCGGCGATGGGCCTGGCCGGGTTGACCGGCCGGCCTGAAGAGGACGAACCTGATCAGGGCATATGGCCTGAAAACCTCTGGCCTGTTCGGCTGTTTGAAGCGATGATGACGCAATGGCGGGTCGGTCCTGGTGGGCCGATTGGCCTTGACTACGGGGTCCGTGAAGCTCAGGCCAATGTGATCGGCCTGCCGCGCAAGGGTCGCGCCGAAGTCTACGAAGCCCTGCGGGATATGGAGTACGCAGCCCTCGACTACTTCGCAAAGCAGCGCAAGACGTGATGCGCTGGGCATGAGGCGCCAGATATGAGTCAAGAAATCCGCGTCGTCATCACAGGCGATTCGTCGCAGGCCGAGAAGGCGCTGGATCGGGTTGATGCACTGCTCGATCAGGTCAGCGCGCCCCGCCAGCAGCAGGGAGCCGGGGGCCTGGAGCGCATCGCGCAGGGCACCAAGGCCATCGGCGATCAGAGCCGCTATGCACGGGAGCAGATGCGGAATCTGAGTTACCAGATGACCGACATTGTGACCGGGTTGGCCACAGGTCAAAACCCGTTCTACGTCTTTCTCCAGCAGGGTGGCCAGCTCCGTGACACCTTCGGCGGCGCGCTGCCGGCACTCAAAGCTGTGGCCAGCGTGTTCACGGTGGTGCGTGTTGCTGCTGGCGGTGTGGCCGGAGCGATCGCCGCGGTGGTCATCGGCATGGTCAAGGGTGCTGCCGAATCCGAAGCGCTCACCAAGAGTCTCGCGGCCACGGGGAATGCTGCCCAAGTGACGGCCGGCCAGTTCGAGCAGCAAGTCCAGTCGATCAGCGCCAACTCGAACCTGGCAATCGGCGATGTGCGCGAGGTGGCGACCGTCATGGTGCAGTCGGGCAAGCTGAGCGCCGAAGCGTTCGGCCCAGCTGTCGAAGCCGCGTCACTCTACGCCAAGGTGACGGGTAAGAGCACCGAAGACGCTGCCAAGGACTTCGCAGGCTTGACGCAAGACGCCTACAAGTGGGCGCAGGGCATGGCTCGCAGCTACCGGGCTGTGGACGCCGCCACGCTTGAAAACATTCGCACGTTGCAAGCCAACGGGCGCAGCCATGATGCGGTACGGCTCGCAGCTGAGTCCGTCGCCGACAGTTTTGAAGGTCGAGTGGCGCGCTCACAATACGCAGCTGTGCGTGATTGGAACCGTCTTACTAAAGCTGTCGGTGAATATTGGGACGCATTGAAGGGGCTTTTCCGAGATACGGAGCCTGAGCAGCGCATGGCTGAGCTGCGCGCACAAATAGCGTCACTCGATGCTGGTTTGTCCAATAAGGGGTTGTCTTCCGGGCAGAGGGCAACGCGCGAACAATTGCGCGAGCGTGCCACGGCAGAGTTGCGCGCCCTGGAGGTCCAGGCCGGCGCGCAGCGTCGCGCCCGCGAACAGCTTGCCGACTTCCAGGCCAAGGATGACAAAGAGCGCGAGGAAAACAGCGAGCAAGGCCAGCAAGCCATCGCCGGCATCGAGAAGGCCGGCATCGAGCGCCGCCTGGCCTTGCAGCAGATGGGTCTGGAGCGCGCCCGCGCCGCCTATGATCAGGCGTGGCAGCAAGACCTCGTTGAAGCCCAGGGCTACC